GAGCTGCATCAGGCAGCCGCAGATCTTGCACTGCCACTGCGGCAGTAGCAGCTGCTCACAGGATTTGCAGATAGCGAGACGGCTTTCCATCAGACTGTTGTGTAGTCGATAACGACCGTACCGTTAAGCTTGGCATTCTTCAGCGTAACGATTGGAGTGGCAGTCCACGGTTCATTTGGCAAGCCACCGGTTCCACCGTCGAATCTGCAGTAGTTCGGCGTTGTCAAACTAGGCGGCGGGCCAAGCGGCGGTGTCAATACAAATGCCGATTGAATAGCTCCTGCGCTGTCTCGTTTCAGCATGATTCGCGTTCCAGTGCCTGGATCGTATGACCCTATCCACATCGGTTCGCCATAGCTTGTAATTGTGTATTGGCCGTTGCTTGATCCAAGCGGATAAAAGCAGCTGACGCCAAATCCTGATTCAAAGGTCAACACACCACCACCGCCACCACCAGCGACTGTTCCTGATCCCATTGTTGCGCTGCTGCTGCTCTTGGTGCCATCTACGCATTCGATCACATTCAAATACTCATCGCCGTTGCTGCCGAATGCCACAAAGCTGCCGGGGTCACCGCCAGAGCCGCTCAGCTGCAGCTGTGGCGTTCCAGGCTGATTGAGCTTGGTTTCGTCGATGTAAAGCACCGTGCTGTTTGCCACGTCAATCTGCGATACCAGAACGCCATTGACATACCAGGACGAAACGGCAACGCCACCACCAGGGCAGGGAGCATTGGGCCTGATCAGCGTGCCTTGGCCGATCGGGTCGGTGCCGGTGCTGCTGGTGCCGTTGTACGACAGGAACGGCTGCGGCTCATACGGATCCGGTGGATTTGTCTCTGCAGCACCAGGAGGTGCTTCGATGCCACCTGTCAGGCTTGACCCGAAGTCGAGTGGTGTGCCATTCGTGAACGTCTCAGCTGGCACGCTGGTATCTGTGCTGCTGTTGATGTCGCAGCCAACGCCGCTCTTGTTGCTGGTCAGCACCACGCCTGACCCAACGGCTGCTGCCACATCAACAGCCACCAAGCTGCGGCCTTGGCTGTCAACCGGGAAGTGCGTCAGCTCCAGCGTCAGATCGCCGCGCAGTGTCTTGGTCACACGGTTCAGCTCATACAGGAAGTCATGATCGACGCTTGCTGTTCCGCTGGCAGCACGGGTCAGTGTCACCCGCACAATGTCGCCAGGCTCCAGCAGGGTGTTGAAGACACCAGGGCGACAGGAGAAGCGCAGTGTATGGGTGATGTACTTGCGCCTGGCCAAGATGTAGGCGCCAGCTTTCACGGCATGATTCTCGACTGTGCAGAACGCGCTCATGTCGTGCTGCTCAAACGGGCCATTTAATGCCGTCTGGCCATAGCGCACTTCAGCGGTGCGGATGATGCCGAAGTCATCAGTCAGCTGCTGACGCCAAAGCATTTGAGCGCAGAACGGCTTGCGATCTGCCAGTGGGGTGTAAGTAATCTCAAAGCTGCCGGGCAGTACGTGCTCCTCTGTAAACGTAAATTCCCAGTTGATAGAGCCTGTATTGATTGTGTAATCATTATTGATTGGCAGCAGTGGTCGCAAGCCACGTTTACCTAGGTTTCTGGTTTCAGTCACCAAGAGGTAAGGCGAGAACCTTGCCAGAAGGTCTGGCAGGTTTGTGCTCTCTTTCAGGTTGACATCACAGTTAAAGCGATTGATGTTCAAGAAATTAGCCGCTCGCGTCAGTGCCGTTGTATCGACCAGCGTGCTCGGAATCTTGCTGCTATTGATCAGGCACCAGTGCACAAGGTCGGCATAGTTGTTGCTTGATCCGGTGACGCTATCCACCAGCCGGGTGACAATCATTCCATTGCGGATGAAGCAATGAACCTGACGGTTCCATTGGTCGAAGCCGTTCGGGATGGTCACGCTGAAGCTCAGCGTGCTCATGTCGGAATAGACGCCTACGGTGCCGCAGTAGTAGCTGGCTTCAGGCATCGTGTAGCCTGCGCGGGCCACGATCACATTGCCTGGTGTCCAGGTGCCAGCGCGGCGGTTGTAGGTCTGGCTGAAGCTGCCAACCCTGCAACTGCGCTGGAACATGTCGCGCACCTGGATGCTGCCGATCTGCCCTTCGCTCAAGACGAGGTGGTAGTAGGCCGTGACGTTGTTGGTGACGTCATTTTCGAACCGGCATTCAGATGCACCAGGGCTGATCAGAACACCGCCGGTGCCGTTGGTTTCATCGCGGCGGCAGAAGACAATTGGCACCGGCTCACCAATCACGATCGAGCGCTGTTGCGTGTCCAGTTGGCTGGAGCCTTCAGCAGCGCCTTCACTCAGTGGCGGCTGAACCTGCCCTGCCTCGATAGCCAATAGCGCCAGCGGGTCAGCGGTGGTGATGATGTTCACAGCCTGCACCCCTTGCCGATCAATGCCGTGGTGAATGTGCGCGGTGGGATCTGCGCTCCAACCGGCGCCAAGCTGGTGCCCAGCTGCATCGTGATTGAAGTGAAGCTGCCGTTGGCGCTCACCAGCTCGCCGTTGTACTGCGCGACCAGCTCCTGGCCGGTCTGTGGCGTGACATTGCCCAGTACGGGATCGAACTGGTAGATGAGCAGCTCCACCAGGCGGGCATCACGCAGCGCGGTGGTGACTGCAGTCATCACCAGGCTGGTGGCTGGCAGCGTGATGCTGATGCCGCTCTCATCGCCGGTTTGTCCTGCCGTAATGCCATCAGCCTCAAACGGCTGGTAGTTCCACTGTGCGCTGTTCCATGTGACGGTGGCGTGCGCGTAGTAGGACTGCCAGCGGGTGTAGGAGACACCGGCGCTGTCATAGATCCTGAGGTACTGGGATTGAGCGCGTGCCATTGGTTAGCGGATCCCCAGCGCAGTGCGTGCTGCTGGCGTGCGGATGCGGCCCAGCACGCCCTCGGCGGTCGCTCGCATGGCACGTTCCATGTCGGTCACGGTGACGTAGCGCTGGCCATCGAACTCCATCACCGGGCCGGTGTTGATGTTGATCACTGGCGACTTGCCGCCACCGCCGGCCAGGACGGCATCACCTCGAGCACCAGCCAGGAAGCTGCTGCTGGCTGCGGCCATCTTGGATTCGGGGATGATGTACTCACGCTGGCCACCTTCACCAACCATCGCAAGCGTTGGCCGGTTGACGGTGCCGCCCTGCGCAAAGGCTGGCACTTTCATCGGTGGCACCAGCGGGATGTCAGGCGCTGGCAGCTTGTTGAACGCTTTGATCAGCACATTGATCAATCCAACTGCAAGATTGATCCGATCGACAACGTACTGAAGAATGCCGCGAAAGATGTTCTTCACCACACCGGCAGCAGTCTCAAATGCTTTTCTTGCAAAGCCTGCTGCACCATTCCATAGATCAAGCCAGAACTTGCGGATTGGTTCGCCCCACTTCCACAGCCACTTCAAGAAATCACCCAGCGGCTTTCTGAATGCAATGCCCATCGCAACCACAGCTGCAACAGCCAGCACCGTCCAGCCGACTGGGCCAGAGAAGAACGCCAGCAGCGCCGGCAACACAGTGCCAGACAGGAAGGTCAGCACACCAGCGAAGGTCAGCTGAATGACTGTAAGGATGCCAGCAATGATGCTGCCAGCGGAACTAAAGGTTAGCCCCAGCACCCCTGCCAGCTGGATGATGTTGAGCAGGAACGATACGATCCCAGGCAAGATTACAAGCAATCCGCCCAAAACCGCTGTGGTTGCTTGAAGCCACCTAGGCATACTGCCAAAGGCATTGCCAAGTCTTGTCAAACTGTCTAGCAGTTTGTCAAAGAAAGGCAGCAAGCCAGATTTGGTCAGCGATGCAGTGAGTCCTTCAACCCTTGACTGCAATGCTCCTAGCTTGTCGTTGAAGGCATCGGCACTTTGAGCAAAGTCGGTTGTGATCGTTGCGTTGTAGGCCTCGATGCCTTCGCGGCCATTGTTTAGCACTGGAATCAAACCTGGTCCTAGCTTCTTGTTGAAGAGATCCATTGCAAGACTGGCCTTGTCGGCTCCATCAGGGAGCTTTGCAAGCGCTGTGGCAATGTCCAGCATCACCTCGCCAGTTGGGCGAATTTTGCCCGTTGCATCCACTGCGCTAACGCCAAGGCGTTGCATTGCCTTGCGGAATGCCTCAGGTCCGCGCTCACCAGCTGCTAGCGCATCAATTTGATCTTGCGCTCCCTTTTTGATAATTTCACTTTGCCGATTAGATGATTTTTTGATTATTTCTTCTTCGTTTGTTTTTTGGTCATTCAAAGCGTCTTCGTCAGCTTGCTGTGCATCACGCAGCTGTCGGCTGCGCTCTTTGCGCTCGTTTTCAAAGCGGTTTCGCAGTGCGCGCGTTCTATCTTCTTGTTCATAGCGCAATGCGCTCAATCTCGATGATCGCGCCGTTTCGGTAAGTCTTACGTCATTTTCAATCGCAACACGGCGCTGTTCATACTGTTCATCCAGTGCTCGCTCTTGCTGCGTCAGGGCCTGGTCTGATGCTTCGCGCTCACGGTCTGACTGATCGTTGTAGCGATCATCTAGCAAGCGCTGCTCTTTGCGGTAGCGCTTGTTCAGTTCTTTCAGTCTGTCGTCAGTTTCATTTTCAAGCAATGTGATTCGAGATTCTGCCTGGTTGCGCAGTGCATCTGTTTGATCACGCTCAGCCTGCTCGGCCTTCCTCGCCATCTCTTCAACTGAATCGCCAAACCTCTGAGTTGCGCCTACTGACAGGTTCAGGTTCCTGCCCAGCACAATCAAACCTTTGCCGACATCTTCAAGTGATGAGCCGCTGTCGCGCGCAGCCTGTTGAAATCTGCTGAGCTGTTCCACGCTGACGCCAGTCTTCTGCGCCAGGTCGTTCATGTCGTCTGCGGCATCAATGGCTTTCTTGCCCATTGCCACCAGGCCGACACCACTGACCAATGGGATCAAGCCGCCCAGGGCGCCACTCAATCCACCGGCGCTGGTCAGCAGTCCTTTCAGGCCGCCGCTGGCACGCTCTGCACCCTGCTTCAGGCTGCCAAGGCCGCGCGCCATTGCAGCAATCGCACCGTCACCTTCAGTGATTGCCTTGATCTTCAGCAGCGCCTGCATTGATGCCATCAGCGCTTCTCCGCTTGCTTGTTGATCAGGTCCCGTGCGTGCAGCTCCATCACCTGCAGTTCCTCGAGCGTGGCGCCAGGGTCGCGGATCCCATACAGGCTAGCCAGTTGCAACACCACGCCATAATCCAAGCCGATCACGCCATTGCCGCTGGCGCGCCATTGCGTCATGCAGCGCAAGAACAGATCAACAGCATCAGCATGTTCAGGCCACAGCAGATACTTCTCTGGCTCTACATGGTGTGGCTCCAGGATGATGCCATACGCTGCTGCATCAGCCTGAAGCTGCGCCGTGTCACCCTTGCTGCTGCGCATCAGGTGATCAACGGCGCCGGTCAGTTTTTTGCTTTGGCCTTCTCGATGCTGTCGATGTAGGTGCCAACCAATGCCTCAGCAACGGTTGCCACCTCGAGCAGCTGCGCCTTCACCGCTTCTGAATAGGGGATCTGCGTGGTGTTGTCCGGCTCAAAAATGCCACTCCAACCCACCAGGATCTCATCAGCGATGGCGCGCGTTGGGATCTGATCAATCGGCTCGTCGTTCTTCACCGCATGACGCAGCCGCTGGAAGTCGATAGCAAGCTCCTCCAGGCGCGACTGCGGCAGCCGCTTGAAGACCGCCTCAAACTGATGAGTGCGGTAGCGGCCATCATCCACCTGCTCACGCACCGTGATCGGCCAGCGGAAGGTTGGCGTTTGCTCGAGTACAAATCCCATCTCAGGTCAACGCCAGGGACCATTCGTCATTGCCGGCACCGCTCGGCAGCGGCCGGAATGGCAGCGTGATCATCGTGACAGCGTCTGCCTCTTCAATCGACGGCGCATCAAACGCGCATGTGCTGGCAGTGAAGGTGACGATGTTGCCGGCGGTTTGACCGTGCTGCCAGCTGATGCTGCCGGTGGTCTGCGCGCTCACGATCGCCAGGAAGTCCTTAGTGGCGAAGTTCGGCAGCTCGATGGTGATCGAGCCGCTGGGTGCCCGGCCGGTCACCAGCACCTCCTTGGTGCAGCCAGCCAGCTGCCTAAAGGTCATGTCCACACCCAGGCTCATGCTGAATGCCGACATGCAGGCCGAGAAGCCATGCACGCTCACTGCGGTGGTGTTGTCGCTGTTGACGGCAACAGGGCTGGCCTGGGCTGAGTAGGTCGGCGTTGGCAGCGACAGCGCACCAGGTGCGGTGTACTGACCCATCTGGTCAAATGCCAGGGTCGGCACTTCACCAGCGCTGAGGCTCAGCTCTGCCGTGCCGCGGATGCCGGTGATCGCCTGCCGCGCACCGTCGTCCTTGTAGAAGTCCATGGTGTAGCTGCTGAAGCTGCTCGACACCGGCGAGTAGGTGACGCTGGTGCTGGCCACGATCGCTTCAGCGGCTGCGCAGCTACGCATCAAAGCGCCCCAGCGTGGCGCGGTGCCGGCGGTGCCACTGCCAGCCAGCTCAACGGTGGCCTTCACCGGCACCGATCGCTGGGTGACGATGCTGGCGCGATTGCCGAAATAGCTCTGGATCGTCTCACGCTCGGTGAGCTCGACCGCCAGCGGCTGCACATCCAGCTCAGTGAACAGCAGCGCATCACTGGCAGCTGGTGAGCTGTTGGTGTTGTAGGTCGTTTCGATCTTGCACAGTGCAAGTCGGTTGCGCCAGAGCGGCATGATCAGGCCTCAGGTTGCGGGGAAGGGTCTGCAGCGTCCGCGCTCTGGGCCGCTGGTGTTTCATCACGCAGCACCCATTCCCACTTCTTGGTATCCAGCAGATAGCTGCCACCGGCACCGGGATAGGCAGGAAGTGGTCGGGAATCAGGCACTGCGCAACAGGATCGCCACGCTCAGGCTATGGATTGCCTCATGCTTCCAGGTTGTTGATGCTGGTGCGGTATCTCACCTGATAGGTGCAGACCAGCCAGAGGGTGGAGAAATCAGCGCGATCAAATTGCGGATCCACGCCAGTCGGCACCATGTCGATCACCAGGCCGCCTAAGGAGCGATCACCCATCAGCTCGTTGTGCATGGCCACAACGATCGGGTCGGCCTCCTGATGTGGCACCACGCCGCGTGCATAGATGGCCACCAGCACATCCAGCGACCATTCCAGTTTGCAGGTGTTCACCACGCTGGGGTTGTCCCGGCCAGGCTCGATCACGATGGCTGGCGCTTCGTCGCGATTGAAGGCCTGCTGCCTGCTGCGGAAGACGCGCCCATCGACACCGCTGGTGTTGATCAGCAGCGTTTCAACGCGCGCCAGGATCTGCTCTCGTTTGCTGCTCATCAGTCGTGTGCCTTGATCATCACGTAGCCAGCGGTGACGCCTGAGCCGGCGGTGCTCACCCTGACGCGCATCAGCGCAGCGTTGATGTCCACCACCGTCAGCTGCACCGTGGAGCTGGCCACAGCGGTGAGCGGTGTGCCGATTGCGTACCAGCTGGCGCCGTTGTCGTCGGAGCCCTCCATCTGGAGCGCTGGTGCCGTGGTGGTGATTGCGCCGACGTTGACCACCAGCTGGGCGCGGTTGCCGGCATCCCTGGTGTCCAGGCTTGGCGTCGTGCTGTTGAGGGTGGTCAGCACGATGCTGCGATCAATCAGCTGGCGCACGGCTTCGGAGCTGTTGCTGTTCTGCAGACGGTTGATCGCCCTGGTGAACGATGGCGTGGTGCCGCCGACGGTCTGCACATAGCGCACCCGGTTGCCGACAATCCTGATGAGCGGTGAGCGGTAGATTCCCGTGCCGGTAATCCTCGGGAAGTCGTAGACCTTGAACCAGTTGCCGCCCGAATCGTCAGATTCCTCGATGGCCACATCCAGCGTTGGCGTGGTGCCTGTGACTGCGGTGACCGGAATGCTGACGCTGTAGCTGGTGCCAAACGTCGGTGTGAATGCCGCCGTGGTCGTGGTTGTTGTCAACGCGGCTGAGGCCACATCCGCGATGATGCCCGGCAGCGCCAGGTTGGCAGAGGTGACGGCTGCGACGGTGCCTGTGCCGATGTTGGCGGTGACCGTGCCGCTCACCGGCTGGGTGCCCAACGCACCGCCCAGCACCTGCACCGGCAGCGCATGGCTGCCAACAGGATCGCTACTGGCTACTCGAATCTTCTGCCGTCCCTGATCCTCAATCTGAATAAATCCGGTTGTCAGTGTGGTGGTGCTGGCCGGCGCAGTGCTGCCGTTCTGCACCACGATGAACAGATACAACACCGTGTCAGGATCAGGAACGTTCTCGATCCTGCTGGCTCGGTTTGTCCACTGATAGCCGGTGTTACTGGCCACCAGCGCATCAGAGAATCCGGCCGTGAATACGTCAAAGTTGATCTGCCCAACATGGCCAGGCGTCGCGGTGGTGTTGATCGTGGCGGTGGTGTTGCCGCTGTTCCAGCCACGGCGCTGTGCGTCGAAGTTGGCATTGGTCGCAGTGGTGCCGCTGTACTCCAACTGGATGTGATTCCAGCCGTACAGGGTCAGGGTGCCGCTGCCGGATGCCGGCCATGCTGCAACGGTGAAGGTGACTGTGAGCCCTGAGACGCTGGCAATGGCATAGCGGCCTGGGATGCCGGCGGCGCCAGTGATTCGCGACAGTCGCACGCTCTGGCCGACATTGGCCGCTGTGAACGGGTTGGTGGTGGGGAAAGTGACTGTGACGCTGGTGGCGCTGTTGATTGTGTAGGACAGCGCCGCACCAATCAGATCAGCCAGCTCAAACCTGAATGTCTGGTTGACGATCCTCTGAGACAGGATCACCTTCAGGCGTGCCAGCAATGATCCTGAGAACGTATCAATCGAGCGGATCACCGTTTCGCTGTTGGCGGTGGTGCCAGTCGTGATGACAAGGTTTCCGGCCGACTGGTTCACCGTCATGCCGCTGCCCGTCTGCAGCAGGGTGAACTCCTCAGCCGCTTTGCCGACGATCCCGCTGCCGACTTCAGCAAAGCCCGCACGCATGAATGCTGGGCTGGTGTTGATCACCTCTACAGGCGTGGCCCGCAGCTCGGTGTCCGTCAGCCCGCCACCGCCAGCCGGCAACACCACCGGCAGCCGGCCGCTGTCCAGCGCCGGAAGCTTCCCGTTCACTGCTGCCAGCGTCGTCTCTGTTGCGGCGCCAGTGGGGAGCGGCAGGGCACTGGCGCTCACCGGCTGCGTGGCCTGCCAGAAGGTGCCAGACACAGGCACCGCCGTGGCTCGCAGCTGGACATCAGTCAGCGGTCCTGACACCGGCTGCGTTGCCTGCCAGAACGTGCCACTTACAGGTACCGCCGTGGCGCGCAGCTCGGTGTCGGTCAGCGGGCCAGAGACTGCAGCAGTGCCTGTGATCGACACGCTGCCGCTGATCGGCTGTGTCGCCTGCCAGAACGTGCCGCTCACCGGCACCGCCGTGGCGCGCAGCTGGACATCAGTCAGCGGTCCTGACACCGGCTGCGTCGCCTGCCAGAACGTGCCACTTACAGGCTGCGTGACGCCGCTGCCATCCACCGGCAGGCGGCCGCTCACCAGGGCCGGCACCTTGCCATCGATGCTGCTCAGGCTGCTGTTGCCGGTCGTCTGATTCGCGGCCGTGGCAACACCGCTCACGCTCACCGGAACGGGTGATGCGCGCAGCTCTGCATTCGTCAGGCCGCCGCCGCCACCACCGCCGCCGCCGCCACCACCGCCGGATGAGGTCAGGTCATCGATGAACACCTGCAGCCGATCCGCAGCGCTCATCGACTGCGTGCTGAACTCAAGCGTCAGCGTCGTGTTGCCACCGCCGGTGGTCAGCACCGCGCCCTTCGATGGCACGTTGAACTGATACAGGATCGTGCCGCTGGTCACGTTCGTGATCAGCAGGAACTGCTCCAGCGTGTAACTGCCAGGCACCACCACAGTGCCGGCATTGGCGGCGCCGGGCGTGAAGCTGTAGCTGGAAAGCAGTTGCTTGGCCATTACTCCATCACAATCTGGAAGGCTGTGCTGTTGTCTGAATCATTCACTGATGCTGGCGTTGTCGTGATCGCCAGCGGCACACGGCAGAATGTGCCGTCGTCGGTCAGCATCGGCTTTTGCTCCACGATGTAGCCAATGCCATCCACCGTGATCGCGTCGCCATACTCAAGGCCACCGAACTTGGATGCCTCAGCAGTCAGCATGTAGGGGATGAACACCACATCGCCGCCGAGTGCCATCTCGCTGTCCTGATCCAGGATGCCAACACCGGAAACGGCGCCAGCTGAGCAGCTGACGCCGAAGTCGGCAAGGTACAGAGTGGGATCCTCTGTAAAAGCCATCAGCCGTACTTGTTCACGCCGACAGCGTTCACCGAGAAGGTGAAGCTGGGGGTGGTGCCGCCGATGGTGTAGACGATGCGGATGAAGCGACGAGCCTCGTCCTTGCTGATCACCAGGGTCTGCTGTGATGCAGTGGTGGTCACCGTGGTGAAGGCTGCACCGCTGATGGCGGTGTAGACGCCACCCGACGTGTCGCTGCTCTCAACCGTCACGGCCAGCGTCGGCGTGGTGCCGGTGCCAGCTGCAGAGTCGAGCACCAGGAACAGGTCGCCATCGCGGGCCTGCACATCGACCGCGGTGCCGTTGCCGGTGGAAGTACGGGCAGTGGTGGGGTGAAGGTTGGAGAGCTGGAGTTTGTCCAGCGCCTGGCGCAAGATGGTCATGATTCAACCTCAGGGGAAGGAACGGATTTGCGGCTCCGCTTGGGAGCTTCGGCTGGTTGGACTTCCAGCTCCACAGCAGGCACTGCCTTGTTGGAGCCGATCAGCAGATAGCCGTCTGCTTGCGATACCTCAAGGATGGAGCCCTCCGAGAAGGGCTCCCCAGAGATCATCACAGCGCTGACAATCTCAATCCTCATGATCAGGTCCCGAACACGAAGGCGCCGGGCTGCTTGACGGCAAAGTCAAGATCCTGCAGAGCAATCACGCGGACGGTGCCAGCGGTGGCGCCGGTGATGTCATCCACCTTGAGATCAAGCCCAGACCAAAGGCCGAGGATCATCTGGCTGAAGTCACCGAACAGGCAATCGTTCGTGCCCAGCTGGTTGGTCACCACCACGGGGTAGCCGTTGAGGGTGTCATCCATCAGGGCAAAGTTGCCCACGGTGCCGCCGGCCGACTTCTCCGTGGTCTTCAGTGCGCCGCGAGATGTGGCGTTGATGATGTAGTACATCGAGGCCACATCAGCGTTCGCCACTGCCACCTTGGTTTCCATCTCCACGTACTGGGCAAAGGTGCCAGTGCCGGTGATGGTCTGGCTGCCCAGGCCGGTGGTGTTGGTCAGGCCCAGCGGCTGGTTGGTGGAACCGGTGCCGTAGATACCAGCGCGATCGATCTCAAGGCTCAGCACGCGAGCGAGATCATTGCGGATCATCGACTCAACGTCGATTGAACCCTGCAGCAGCAGCTTGCGGCTGTAATCCACGAAGGCCCCGATGGTCTTGGGGGTCATCGAGATCTGATCGAAAGCCTGCTGGCTTTCGGTGGGCGCGGCATTTTCGCCAACCCAGAATGCAGACGCCGCCGAAGTTTGCCTCGGGATAGAGACATTGCCCTGCAGGCCGTTGAGCACGGTGGCGCCAACATTGGCCAGCGCCAGGCGGTTGCGCAGCAGATCGATGAAATCGCCGGTGCGCAGGTCGGTGCTCACCAGGTTGCCGCCGGCGGTGGCGGTGCCAACCAGCAGGTCACGCTGGCCGCGCAGCACATCGCTGGGAACCATGATGCCCTGGCTGGGCTTGCCGGCACGCTGCTGGGCAGCTTCCGAGCACTCACGTTCAAACGCTGCAGCTTCCCAGGCCTCGCGGTTGTTGGGATTGGCCAGTGCGTTGATGGCGCGCTGGAAGGAGAAGCTGCGCACTTCGCTGGCGCTCATGCCGATGTCAGCGCTGCCGCCGATCGGTTGAACAGCAGCAGCCGGTGCAGCGTGCTGCTTCGCGGAGCGCTTGCCGATAGCGGCCAGCACATCCTTCATGGCATCAGCTTCGCTGGCGCCACGTTCGATCAGGCCCTGGGCCAGATCATCAGCCTTGTGCTCACGGCAGAGTGCCGTGATGGAGGCAACGCGGGAGCGCTCATCGGCCGCAGCCTGCGCCCGCACCGCCTCGAGATCGAGGGAAGTGTCTTCCATTGGGGGGTTAAGGGGTTGGGTTTGGGTTGCGGCCGTAGCCGCTCCATCGGCTTCGAGACTTCTCCCGATGCCAATGGTTGGATCGGCAGGAACGCCGACAATGGACACCTCGTAGGGACTCCACGATGTGGCGACGAAATCGCCGCTGCGCTCCTCCATCTGATTGATGGAGTACCCGACAGAGACATTGCGAAGAACGCCATCTGCCACGTCGGCCATCACCTCCTGCGCGAACGCATTGCGGCTGAACTTGACCGACACCATGCCGCGCTTCTTGTCACCATCCAGCCAGGCACGCTCCACCACGCCAACCACACGGCTGGTGTCGTGGTTGAACAGCAGCGGCGCACCATCAGCCAATCGACTCAGGTCAACCGCTCCGCGGTCATGGCTCAGCACTTCATTGCCGAAGTAACGCTGAACCGGATACTCACTGGAGAAGCTGAACTCCATCGTGCGCTCTTCGCTGATGGCGCTGCCATCCAGCTGCGCCGCTCGGCGATACGTCTGGCCTTCCAGATCACGCATCAAGTCCATCGCTATCTCCATCCTGGCTCAGGCTATCCAGTCCGAGTTGCTCACCTTCTGCAGAGTCTTCGTTTTCCTCTGCAGCTGGATCCATCGGCTCGACATAGCCGCCCAGGTCGTCATCTGCTGGGTTGGTATCGAACTGCAGCTCGAGCTCCTGCGCGCGATCCACCTCTGCCTTGCGTGCCACCAGCAGCTCCTCGAGGTCGCCGCCCTGCTCAGCCACGATCTGCGCCTGGGTGGCAAAGCCGCACCGCACGGCCTCCTTGTAGGCGTTCACTTCCTTTTCAGGATCAACCCAGCCCCAGCCGCGCGGGAACCACTTCACCGCGTCGTAGCGCTCTGGCATCAGCTCATAGCCAGGCAGATCCAGCTGGCCAACGGCTACAGCAGCGCGCATCCACTGCTCAAACACCGGCCGGTGCAGGTGCTCAATCATGAACTGCTGCAGCGTCCGCCAGTGCTCGCGCGACTCGAGCAGTTCCAGTCGGCTGCTGCTGTAGTTGGTCTGGCTGTAATCGGCCGACAGCGACGGATACGGCACGCCGGTGGTGGCCGCCACTGCACGGAGCATCGCCCGCATGAACGGCTCGAACTGACCGTCTGGTGCATCCAGGGTTGGCACGGTCACTGATTGACCGGGAAACAGGGTCTTGAACACTCCAGGCTCAAAGTTGCTGACGTGTTCACCTTCCACCACCTCCTCGCCCAACATCTCCCCAGCACCTTCAGGGCTGGTGATGAAGCCCATCAGGCTGCTCGCCGCACGGGCGCGCACAACCTCAGCTTCCTCGTACCCAGCCAGGTGATGCAGCCGCTTGATTGCCGCGGCGAACATCGGGACGCCTCTCGTCTGGCCCGGCCTTTCAATCGTCGCCAGGTGCAGGATCTCAGCTGCTGGCACCTCAACCAGCTGATGCCCGAGGCCGTTCTGGATGTCGCCCGGGTGCCGCGTGCGGAACGCATAGCTCAGCGGCCGGCCCCACCGGTCCACCTTCACACCCATCCGCCATTCGCTGCCATCAGGCGCTGGCCCGTCGTTCTTGTCTTCCTTCACCAGGTCGGCCTCGAGCACCTCAAGCGCCAGCGGCACGCTGCTGCCACCGAATGCCTGCGGCACCATGCGGATGAACACCTCACCGCTTTCAGCCATTGCCTGAATCGCCAGCCGGCTGATCTCGACAAAGCTCAACCGGCCGGCGGTGTGGCATGTGCTCGGCCGGCACCACCGATCCCAGGCGGTTTCAATCTGACGGTTCAGCCGTTCATCCAGCCGCCCGCCACCACGCTGCATCGGCACTTGCGCCTGCAGGCGGATGCCATGGCCGATCACGTTGCAGGCAATCGCGCGCAATGCCTGCCGCGCGTAGGCGTTATCGCGCACCAGCTGGCGGCTGCGGTTGCGCAGGCGCACCAGGCTGCTGTTGATCTCAGCGTCAGCGCTGGTGCTGCTGGTCACCCAGTCGGAGGTCAGCCTGCTGACTACCGCGCCTTCATACGCACGCCGGCCGCGACTGGCTGCTGGCTTGGCTTGCTTGCGCTGTCGCTTGCTCATGCGCCGAACCTCACGAACAGATTGCGCGGATCACCAAGGCCCGCAGCCACCTTCTCGGCAGCACGCTCCCTGGTAACGATCGCCTTCAGCTGCGCTTCGCGCTCCATCAGCTGCGCCAAGTCGATCGCGGTGAAGCTGCGGCTGCCGATGGTGTATTGCTTGGCGCCCTTCACCACAATCGCCCGGATTGCAGCCTGCACTGCCTCGAGGTCCTGCTCGGCCTGGCTGCGGCCATCAAATGCCGCCGGGTTGCTCACATAGCTCAGGCTTGGCATCACCTCCGTGATGCCGCTGCCCACCGTGATCACCGTGGCGCCGCTGCTGATCCTGCTCTGCCAGCTCCACACGCCCGCATCAAATCCAGCACTGGTGCCAGCTGGGATTGCCATCAGCCAGCCGCCATCACTGCGCGCTGTGCCCGTAACCGTCGCGCCTTCGTTGGTGGCGTTGAATCTCAGAAACGTCGTGAAGCTCCAACTGGCTGATGTAGCCGCTGCACCGTCAAGATCCAACGCAGCCGGCTCAATCCACTGCACCGTGTCACCAGCTCGAATTGCCGCCGGAACTGTCATCGCAAAGCCTCCCGGCTCAGGCTATGAATCACCAGCCCGAGACAAATCCTCCAGGGCGTGATGCCACCGGCGGCCGCCGCTTTGCAGCTGCTGCTGGCTGGCTGCCCTGCTGCTTCAGCTGCTGCTCCAGCTGCTCCCACATTGTTGCCCTGTTGTACCGGCGTGCCACCAGCTGCAATGCCGCATACGCCATCCGCGTGCAGTCGCCGCCTTCATCGCGTGCGCCTGATGGCAGCACCCAGCTGTAGGTCGTCTGGCCCTTGTCGCGCTTTGGCATCCGCTTCCACGGGAACAGCTCAGCCAGGAACTGATCCGTCGCTGCCATCCCGAAATGCAGGTAGCCAGGCCCGGGCTGCTCATTGCGCAGCCTGCCCTGCAGGTGGTTCACGCTGGCGTCATAACCCACGTTGAACAGCAGCACGCCGCGCTTGGTCACACCCTGGTTCTTGCGGTTCACGTCCACCGGCACACCACGACCAATCAGCGGCTTGCCCTTCTGGTGTGCGCCCTTCATCGGCACCCAGCTGGACGTGCGGCTGCGGCACCAATCACGCACTTCATGCGTGGCATAGCCGCCGTCGTCAATGCCGCCCATGGTCAGCTTGAGCTCGGTGCCATCGGCCTTGCGCCATTTGGTCCTGGCGATCTGATCCAACTGCGCCAGCGTCTCCGGTTGCTGCGGGTCGCCGTCGATCTCCCAGTGCCCCAGGTGCCAGCCTTCCTCACCGCGGCCCCAGCCCCAGACCGTCAACACCAACCGCTCACCGCTGGTGCCGCCGCCGCCCTGCACGTCAACGCCGGCGGTGATCAGCAGCACGCCATCAGGCACTGTGTCTTCCAGGTAGCCGTTGCCGGCTGCTTCGTTCTTGCGGCGCTCGGCCAAGCCATCGCCGGTCAGCTTGCCGCTGATGCTGTCTTCCCACGGTTCACCCAGCACCGTGTTGTGGAACGTCTGCATTGCATCCGGGTCACCCTTGCGCATTGCCTCGAGCGCTTCTGCGTGCTCACGAACCAGCACGCTCCAATCAGCTGCTGGTGAGTAGCTGTAGGCCGCCCAGATGTGGAAGCTGGCCAGGCCCGGCTGCTGGCTGATCGCTGTCGCACGCCACTCGCCGCGCTCCACCATCCATCGCTTCTTGCTGTGCGGTATCAGCTCCATGCAGTTCGCGCACTGATACGTGCCAGCCGCGCTGCCTTCCTTCTGCATCTGCTCCCATCGCAGCACCTGCATCGCCTGGCAGAACGGACACGGCACATAGAACCGCCGCTGGTCACCACGCAGAAACCACTCCTCGGTCTTGCCACCCTTGAAGATCGGCGTGCCGCCTAACCCGATCTTGCGGTCCCAGTAGTAGTCCGCCCGGTTGCGGCCCAGCTTGATCGGGTCGCCCTCGTCCAGCTTGGGGTAGGCGTCCACCTCATCGAACAGCACCACCTTCCTGGACTTGCGCCTGAAGCTGCGGCCGCTGGCAGCATTCACGATGTCGATCAGCCCGCCATTGCTCAGCTGCTTCAGCAGAATCGTGTTGCTCGCGGTGTTGCGTGCCTTGCTTTCTGAGATCAACCCACGCAGCACCGGTGTGTCTTCAAACAGCGGCTTCACTTCCTCCTTGCTGTAGCCCTCGGCGTCTTCCTTCACCGGCTGCACGATCATCACCGGGCATGGGTCCTGGTGGCTGAACAGCTGGATCACAACGCCCAGCATCTTGGTCCACCCCACCCGGGCAGACTTCATGATCGCCACTGTCTCCACAGCCGGATCAGTGAACGCATCAAGGATCTCGCGCTGATACGGCAGCGTGCTCCACCGGCCCTTCTCAGCTGCGTTGCCGGTCATCACCGCATACTCGTCGGCGTACTCGCTAAGCCGCAGCCGCGGCGGTGGCTTGAACCCAGCCAGGATCTGCCTCGTCAGTTCCGACACGTCGGCGGTGATCATCCCTTCACCTCACCAGCCGCCAGCTCATCCAACGCCTCGCGGATCAGCGTGGTCAGCAGCTCCACCTCCTCGATCTCAAGGTGCGGGATCCGCTGCTTCGCCGTGCTCGGTACACCCAACAGCCTGGTGCGGGTGATGTTCACCGCTTGCCCCCACGCCAGCTCCACATCCTCACGCCGCAGCAGCAAACCTTCCTTCGTCTTGCGGTCCAGCTCCAGCAGGTTGGCCTTCTCGTACTCAGTCCGCGCGCGGCTGTCGTTGTAGGCCGGCAGATCAACAGGCAGCTCACGAGGTTGCGCCGGTGGCGGCTGCTTTGCAGCCTTCGCCTTGGCTGGCTTGGTGCGTTCGGCCGCCGGCCGCAATGGCTGCGGTGAATCGGTCCGCGTCCTGGTAATGGCAGCCCATCGCTGCTCCAATCGATCGCGCTCAATCAGCGGATTGCCATCAGGCCCCGGCGTTGTATCCAGCTCACCCTTGCGAATCTTCCGGTAGATGCTGCCTCTGCTCTTGAGGCCCAGCAGCGCCGCTGCTTCTGGAATGCTGATCAGCACTAAGGCCGGCTTGTCACACCTTGTCGCAGGCTATGGAACATGTGACAAGGTGCCTGTGACAGCGCAGGGGTTCGTGCGCGCTCCAGCCCCATGAGGTCGCCTTGTTGCGAAGCGTTCTCAAGCGAAAAAGTGGGTCGCGTTGGACCCGCACTAAAACCGGGCGAGAGGGACCCGCAAAATCATCGGCGGCCAAACCCTCGAGCCGCTTGGCCGAGTGCGCGCTCGAATCCTTTGGTGAACTGTTCTTGGATGCGCGCAGCCACATCAGCACGCAACGCCTGACCGACGCGTGAGCTTCCCAGATAGATCGCACCGATTGATGGTGCATAGACGCTGTAGAGATTGCCCTTGCTGTCGCGGCGCAGCACCACCTGGTTGCCGCTGTTGCCTGTGGCGATGAACGCACCGGTGAAGGTCTGACGACCATCTGCCTTGATCACGGTGGCAGTGAGAGGCCGGCCACCCTTGGCTGGTCCCCAGCCCTTGCCACGTCCGAGGCCAGGTTGCTTGCCACGTTTGCCGGGGTTGGGCTTGACCTGGGTGAGTGTTGGGGGGCGTCGTGAGAAGCCGATGGTGGCGGTGTCGCCATCAGGCGAAAGCCTGACGCCGGTGATGTCTTTCTTGACCCGGGCGCTGGTGAAGTTGTAGGCGGAGGTGATGCCTTTGGCGACTGCTGGGGGTACAGCCTTGGCGGCATAGAGGATGCCACCCTTCTGGGCTTTGCTGAAGGTGTCAGGGGATAGGAAGGCCTGGAGCTTCTTGAGCTCATCAATGCCCTGGAGGGTGACGGATACCCTGGCCATCACTTCACCTGCCGAACCATGAGCACAGTCTCAGCAGGGTGGAGCTGGGTGTAGAGCCAGCGTGCAGCCCATGGGGACCGAGCGGTGATGCGGCGATCAGCAGTGCGGCCGCGTTCGATCTCGATCGTTACCCAGTAGTGCTGCAGGGTGAAGTGCATCAGAAGCGCTGGCAGGCGTCAGGGGTGGGGCCGATGCAGCGGCTGGCGGTGGTTTCGCTGTGGCCGGAGTAGACGAAAGCGGCCAGGACGATGGCCAGCAGGATGGTGGTCTTCATTGGAGCTGATGGAGTAGGGATCGGAGTTGTGATGTCGAGCAGATAGCGAACTGCTCGCCGGGGTCGGTGGTGCCTTTGCGCTTGACGACGAGGAAGCCGTAGGGCTTGTCGGCATTGCGCTGCTGGTGGTGGGTTTGATCCAGCCAGGCGCCGAGCGATAAGGCGCGGTGGTTCTTGCATTGGATGGCGGCCTGTGGTGTCCAGAGGTCGCCGCGGTCAAGGGTTGCGCCGGCGGGGATGCGTTCGCACGCGACCGCTTCCGCCAGGTAGGAGCAGACAAGGCGCTCGAAGGCGCTGCCCTTGGCCTTCTGTGGATTCATTCGGCGGTAATGGTGCGGCTCAGGGTTGCCAGGCTGATTGCGTTGATGCCTGCTTTGGACAGGCTGCTGAGCTGCTCCTCGATCAGGGAAAGGATGCGAGTGCGTTCATCACGCCGGCCGGCTTCATAGGCCTGCGCTGTTGGCAGGGTGCTGGTGGCCAGCTCAATGGCGTGAGCGGCCAGGGCTCGGTCGGCTTCGATGGCATCGGCTGCTTCTTCGATGACGAGATCCAGCTGACGGCGGATGCGCTCGAGGGTGTCGCTCATGGCTTGGGTGCGCGGATGGTCCAGAAGGGACGGCCCAGGGAGCGGGTGGCGGTGCCATCAGCTTCGGCGGCCTTCTTGGCTGCTTTGGTCTGCGCTTCCAGTGCTTGAACGTGATCGGGGTAGGAGAAGGAGGTGCGGCCTGCGGACCAGGAGAAGGCCCAGTCGTTGTGGGAGAAGGTGGGGTCGATGTCGCCGGCCTCCATGCGCTTGGAGAGCTCATCGAGCAGGAGGTCTTCGGTGTCCTTGAGCTTGGTGAGCGCTGCCTTGAGGTCTTCGAGGTGGAGGAGGAGGTCTTCTTCGGAGAGGCTGGCGGGATCGAGCTGAGAAGGCTGAGCGGGCGCGAGGGTCATGGGGTGGGGTGAAGGAACAGGAGCACCTTATCCGGTCGGTATGGCGACCGCAATCATCAGAACGGCGGCGGATCAGCATTCCGAGCCTTGTAGGTAGCCCAGGCGCCAGCCCACGCCAGCAGGCACTCAGAGCGGCTGTAGAGGGGGCTGAAGGTGGTCGAGCCAGGACGGCACCAGATGGTTTGCCCTGCGTCGTAGTGATGGCCGTGCGTGGCCTCCAGCGCCATGTATCCACCCAGCTGTGCTGCGGTGCTGTAGGTGGCGCCGTTCTCGCCCAGGCTCTTCAGGTCGGCCAGGATGCGCCGGCCGTCTTCATCGATGTAGGCAGCGTCATAGGTGCCGGCGACTTTGCGGCGGATGCAGCAGGTGGGGCGTTCGCTGGCGATCACCTGCAGCTGGTGCCAGCGGTCGTGCTCGAGGAGCGGCTGGATCCAGGTGCTGTGATCACCAACCGCCAGGGCGCCGAGCTCAGCGATGGCATGGCGGATCTGTTCGATGCCCCAGGGTGAGCCGGCGGTGGTGCCGAGCATGAGCTCAAGGGCGCGGTGGCAGTTGTTGCCTCTGGGTTCCCAGGTGGAGCGTGTGGCCATGATCCGCTGCATGGCGAAGTCGGATTTCAGGCAGCCGATGACGCCGGTGACGCTGATGGGGAACTCCAGCTGGCCTAGCCAGTAGCGGTGTTCAGGATCGCGGCGGTGCAGGCCATCGATCGGCGGCAGCCAGTGGGTGGGGGTGGGCATGGATGGGTGGGGGTGGTGAGGGTCGCGCGCGCGAAGTGAATGCGCACTTGTGACTCCACTGGCTCAGACTCCTGAGCCTGACTGGGGTTTGGCCTTGTCACCAGGCAGTCATCATGTGATTACGGTGTGCCAATTCCTTTATTGGACTAGCGGAGTCACATGATGACTGCCTGGTGATCTGCTTAAAACTCTCTCTATGACAGGGTTTTTAGGACATAGAGTCACATTGGAACGGACGCTATTAAGGGGGATCACGGCGGCATGGGCTGATCGCCGTTCCGCTCGAGCCATTCCCGTGCGACTGGGGTGAGCTTCCAGTGGCCAGGCATTGAGGCAACCCTGGCGACCATGGGCCGCCTGCCGCCGCTGGCCCGGGTGAGGCTGTTGGCAACCGAGCCGCTGCTGTAGCCCTTGGCTTTGCCGAGCTGAGCGATGATCTCCCGCCGATGCAGCGATGGTTTGCCGGACTGCAAAGCCTCCCAGAGCAGCGTCCTGACGCCATGGCGCACGTCTCGGATCACCTCGGTCATGGCGGTGACGGCGAGCCGGCCGGTGTCTTCGTCGATCTGGTAATTGAACTCCCGAGCTGTTCCCTGCCGGCACTTGCGCACGATCCAGGTGCGGCGCCATGTGCTGATGCGCTTCTTGCCGGCTGACTTATCCGGCGGTCCTTCAAAGCCTTCATCGTCGCCACCTTCCATGACCGGCTGGATGCCGTGAACGATGGAGGGGATCTCTTTCCATGCCTTGGCGCCGGCCGCCTCACCGCCGCCGGTACCGTCGTGGTTGAGCCAGAGCACCGCTGTGTGCTGACAGATCACCTCCTTGACGAAGGTGAGCAGCGCCGTGACTTGGCCGTTGTCGCAGTAGTTGAGATCAGCGCGGCTGGTGGCGGCCTTGCAGCTGTCGATGATCACCAGGGCGATCTTCTGGCTCTGCACGAAGTCAAGCAGCGCCAGGCAGCCACGCAGGCCGGCGTCCCAACCCAGTGCAGCCTGATCGGAATCGTGAGCCCAGACATGGAGCCGGAAGCCGTCATGGGTTGGACTGATCGCCGGATGGTCGGCCTTGCCCAGATCCTGCAGGGTGCGGATGAGCGGTGCGGGGCCTGAGTCGGTGGCGATCATCAGGACGCTGCCGGCCTGCGGCTGCGCCTCACGATCGAGAAAGCCGGTGCCATCGATGATGGCGAACGCCATTGCCAGTGCTGCGGTGGTCTTGCCGGCGCCGGCTGGCGCATAGAGCAGGGCCTGATCGTTGGCAGGCAGGAAGCCCTCGAGCAGCCAATCAAGGCTGATCACCTTGGAGAGGTCGATCGATCGATAGGTGGGCCGCTCCTTTGTTGCTGTGCCGGTTCGGTGCTGCTCCTGCTCGGTGAGCAGGCGGAACAGGGCGGCATTGATCTGGCCATCAGTGCGCCGAAATCGCGCCATGATTTCCGCGCGCGCTTCCATCTCGGTGTCGTCGTCCTGGCTGCGGATGGCTGCCAGCGTCACCGTCAGCAGTTCGCGGTAGGTGGCCGGTGGTGGCTCGGTTGGATCAGCCGCTCCGGCGTCAGCGGCTGCGCCTGATGACTTTCCCGGCTGCTGCTCACCTTGCGGGCGGCGGTAGCGGAATCCACCGAGGGTATCGGCTAGGTAGTGCAGGGTTCCGATGGTGGTGCCGGAGCTTTTGAAGCTCTGCCACTTGGTGATGCACTCTTCCTCGTCGAAGTTGCTGCAGCCCTTGGACCAGTCCACCCAGTCGCTGATCAGGCCAGCGGAGACGCTGTGCAGGGCCATGCCGACCCGCAGCCAGCGGTCGTAGTCATCACAGGGGGGGATGTGCTTGAGCAGCTCCTGTGCCCGGGGAATGTCGGCCTCGCTGGCCGGCTGGTGCTCCGCTGCCGCGGGTTCGGTTGAGGCCTTCAGCATTGGCCACAGCAACCAATCCGGTGCATCGGCCACCTGCTGCTCAGCAGGGGAGCGGCCATCGATCCAGCGGTAGCCCTCGGTATCAGGGTGCGCGCCAGCAATGACGGACTGGTGGCCAGTGCCGCGCAGTTCCAGCACGGTCCGACCGGCGTCGTTGTGCCAGACCCTGCGGCCGCGCAGATGGGGCCACAGATCAGGCGCCACCCTGAAGGCCATTTGGCGGCGGTTGATCACGCCACTGCTCCAGGCCACGGTGGGCGGCAGGTCGGACCAGATGCGGCCGTAGACCTCCTTGAACTTGGCCACGGCGCCGGTGCCATCGAAGTCCACGGCGATCACGCCGGACGGCTCACCGAGCACCAGGCCGACGGCCTTGACGAAGCTGGAATCCGCCAGCTCGGCAATTCCATCGGCGTCGTAGGTGCTGTGGCACCAGTCCGTTTTGACGATGCCGGTGTTGGGGTCCACGGGCCGCTTGAGGCCATCGCATGGGATGAGCTGCCAGTCGGAATCAACCAGCTGGAGCTCCGCAAGGAGCTCAGGGGTAAGGGTCATCACTTGCGGTGTTCCGACTCGGGAGCCTGAGCCAGAAGCGGCAGGGGGGACTCCATTGCCCGCTGAATGCAGAGCCGGATGGCGGCTGATCGGGTGAGGCTGCCGCAGCGGGTTTGGCGCTCAATCCAGGAGGCCTGCTGCGGCGTGAGGCGAACGGGTACGGGGTGCATTTGGCTCAGTGTTCCGACCCAGTGTAGACGGCAAGTCTACGAGGTTGCTAGCCTGAGCAAGTTCTCGCGCCTCTGACCGCAGGGTCCTTTTGGGCGCGCACCTCACTCACTCACCCCACCCCATTTCCATCCAACCCATGACCCCAAGTCTTCAGGTTTTTGACGACCCCGAGATGCAGTTGACGGTTACCGCGCGAGCTGGTCTTAATGGCTGCTGGCTGGTGACGTTTGTCCGCCGCGGCCGCAAAGGCCATAAGCTTTTGGATCAATGTGCAGCATGGCTACCAGGCGGGTGGTGGGATGAGCGGCGGTGGCATCCGTTAGGTGCGCGGTTGGTACCAGCTGCTGTGGTTGAAGAGGTGGAGCAATGGCTGCGCGGATACTTGTTGGTTGGTGATGCTCAGACTCAGGAGGCTGAGTGATGATGGACAACACCCTGCTCGGCCGCTGTGTGGTGGCCTACGAGGAAGCCCTCAACACGATCAGCATCAACTCCTCTCGCCGCCGCGCAGGCATGGCCTCGGTGCTTGAGCACCTGGCGGCTGAGATCATCGTGATGCACCAGCGTGAACCGCAGCTGAGCGTTCATGAGCTGGCGCGGCGGCTGACGCTCGAAGCTGCCGGCGAGCTAGCTGGCTGGGAGGTGGAAGAATGATGGGGTATCTAATTTGGGCGCTGATGATTGCCACGGCCTGTTTAATGCTCGGCAATCATCCCTGGCTGGCGTTGATGACCATGGTCATGGCCTTTGTCGTGAGGTGCTGCTGTGACTGAACTGCTCACAATCGCACTGCTGCTAGCCCTCGGCGCAGCGGTTGAGCTGTGCCTCAAAGTGGCCTTTGTGCGCCTGCTGCCGTTGCTGCTGAGGTTGCCTTGAAACCACTCCAGCTGTACCGCGTGGCATTCAGCCATGCCCCACCGCTCCACCTGATGGCCCGTGACCTTGCGCACGCCATCACCAGTGGCAAGGAGCTGTGCCCTGATGCTCAATTCCTGAGCGCCACGCTGATGCCCGAATGGGACAACACCGATGAAGCGTGATGCCTTGCGGCTCAGTCAGCACCAGTTCATTGAAACCAGTCGTGATCACAACGGCCGGTACTTCATCGCCTATTCAGGTGGTGCCAGTGTGTTCTGCCGTGAAGCAGCAGAACTGCGGCGGTTCCTGAAGCTGCCCAGAACCATCCCTATGAGGGAGGCGTTGGAATCATGGCTTGCCAGCCTGAGTGATCAGGATGCCGAGCGGGAGGCACCGCCAGCGGCTGCATCGGCAGAGCTGCTGGCTACCGGGTTTGGCCCGGAGTGCCACCTGGATGAATCTGATCCCAACCACGCGACCAGGACGATCATTTGATGCGATGCCCAGAGTGCAGCAGCAGCCGGCTGCATGTGGTGAGCACCACCAGCTGCGCTGATGGTCGTGTGGTGCGCAGGCGGCACTGCCTGATTTGCGATCACCGCTTCTACACCATCCAGCCGCTCGAGGTGCTGCTGCCTAAGGAGGCATTTCGGTGGGTGGAGCGCAAGGGGCAACGCCACGCCGTTGAGCTGCTGGGTGCTGATGGTCGCTGAACGTCCGCTGCGGCCTGATAGGGAAGCAATGGCTGCGGTGTTGGCTGCTGCTGCTGCTGGCGCACCGCTGGTGGCTGATCGGCCGGTGTCTGAAGTGCGATGGGGTGTGCAGCGGATCGACATGGCCAACGGCTGGCAGCTGGCGATCTGGTGGCACGCTGATGGCGTGATGGGCCCACTGCATGGCGCAGTGGCACCAGGCGGTGGTGAGTGGGTGTATGGCTGCGATCGATGGCCGGATTGGTTGGCGGGGCCTGATGCGGTGGTGCTGGATCCGATCGAGCACCTGCTGACGGATGAACAGCGTGAGCAGCTGCGTGCGCGGCTGATGGCGTGCAGCTGCTGGCCGCAGCCAGAACGGGAGGAGGTGTATTGGTCGCCGGTGCGGTGGATAGGTTGATCGCGAGCTGATGGAGCTCCGAGTGGGAAACCTGCCACCTGCCGTGACAGCAGGTGGCTTTTTTGTGGGTGGCTGTTTATGGGCGGCACTCGGACTGGTT